TAAAGCCAGAAGTTAAACCTACTGCTAAACCAGAAGTTAAACCAGAAGTTAAACCAGAAGTTAAACCAGAGGTAAAGCCAGAAGTTAAACCAGAAGTTAAACCTACTGCTAAACCAGAAGTTAAACCAGAAGTTAAACCAGAAGTTAAACCAGAGGTAAAGCCAGAAGTTAAACCTACTGCTAAACCAGCAGAACCCGTTAAACCATCTGCTGCTCCTAAACCAGCAGAACCCGTTAAAGCACCAGAGGTAAAACCGCCTTCAAAAACAGCAGAACCTGTTAAAGCACCGGAAATTGGCAAAGTAACAGAAACAGTTAAACCGGAATTAGGCAAATTAAGTTCAAAATTTGAAACTGGTGGTAGAAAAAGTTCTGCTGGAATAGTTGGATGGGATAAAAAAGGAGGAACAAGCTACGGTACTTATCAAATAGCAGCGGGAGTTGGTAGTATGGTTGCTTTTTTAAAATTTGCTGAAGCTAAAGGTGAAACAGATATTGTATCTAGATTAAAAGCATCTGGACCAGCAGATACGGGTGGAAAAACGGGCCCATTTGTTGATGAATGGAAAAAAATAGCCAGTGAAAAAGGAGAATCTTTTCAACAATTACAGCATGATTTTATCGAAGAAACGCAATATAAACCTGCTGTGGCATCTTTATTAAAAGAAACAAAGTATGATATTCAAAAGCAATCATCTGCAATAAAAGATGTTTTTTTCAGTACAGTAGTACAACATGGATCAGGTGGTGCTAAAAGTATATTTAAAACTGCAATCAAAGAATCTGGTGGGAATGATGCAGATCCTGAAAAAATAATTTCCAATGTATATAAACTCAGAGCAACTAAATTTTCAGGTCAAGCAGTAGAAGAAAGTGTTAAAAAAAGATTTATTCAGGAAGAAAAAGACGCATTGGAAATGCAAAGAAAACCAAATGAACAAAAAAATTTAACTCCAGATAATTCAAAAACACAATCAGAATCAAAACCTACACCTAAACCAGCAGAACCAGTTAAAGCACCAGAAGTTAAACCTACTGCTAAACCAGCAGAACCAGTTGTACCAAATAATGGTGAAAAAATTGATAAAAGTTCTCAAGAAAATAAACAATTGAAAAATGATATATCTAAACCAGCTACTGGTCCTGTTACTGTAGTAAACAACACAACACAACAAAAAGCAAATCCACCTTCATCACCTCCATCTGAAATGAAAGAATCTGATGATGAATCATTATATTACATCAAACAGAAAAAGGGTAAACTGTAAATGAATTATCAAGAAGCAAAAGAAATAAGACAAACAAGACTTCGTGATCTTATATCTGAAAATTTAGTATCAGGTGATACTAATATTAAAGAATCTTTTAAAAAAGCAATATCCGACAAATCAAAAGCAAAAGTTAAAGGTATTAAAGAAACTTTTGATCCATTAAATATTGCAAAATTTTTGACTGGTGGTTCTAAATTAGGTCCTGCGCTGCTTGGTAGATTAACTGGTAGATCACAAGAAGATATAAACTATTTTACAGATACACCAAATAAGAAAGTAAATAAAGTTGATGAAAAAGAAACACCTATACTCGGTATTTTAAATAAAATATACACTTTTATGAATAAAAATTATCAGGATGACATAAAACGTAGAGAATTAGAAAATAATTACTTAGAAGAAAAAGCACTTGAAGAAAAGAAGAGACACGATATTTTACTAAAGACATTGAAAGACTTGATGAAAAGAATTGCTTCATCTCAAAAAGGTGGGAAGGAAAAAGAACCTGAACCTGAATCAGGTAATGGAATAATGGATTCTTTTAGGGATTTGATTGGAAAACGAGTTGCTAAAGCATTGGTTGCAGTCGGAGCTGGAGTTGCAGCCGAGAAAGCGGGAAAAAAAGTATTAGAAAAGAGTATTGGAAAAACAGCAGAAAAAGTAACGGGTGAAGTTGCAAAAGAAGTTGGAAAAGAAGCTGCTGAAAAAGCTACAAAAGAAAAAATAGAAAAAAGTGTTTCAGGAAAACTATCAAAATTTATTTTTTCTAGTTCTGCTAAAAAAATACCTATTGCTGGTGCTATAATTGGTGGTATTTTTGGACTAAAAAAATTATACGAAGGTGATCGTGTTGGTGCTGGTTTAGAAGTTGCAAGTGGCGCAGCAGGGACAATTCCAATTGCAGGTACAGCAGCAAGTCTTGGCATAGATGCTGTTGGATTAGCAAGAGATGTTTATAAAGAAGTGTATAACAAATTTCCAGAAGAAGAACGAGAAGTTGCAAAACAGAGAATGCAACAAATTGCAGCCATTATTGAAGAATTTATTAAATCAAAAACTTCTTCAGATAAAGATAAAGCAGAAACAAAAGACAAAAATGATGCTAAAGATGTACCATTAAAAGAAATACCAAAAGAAAATGCCACAACAACATTAGCCACAACAGATTCGAAATCTAGTGATAGTACATCTCAGTTATCTGCATCTGATTCTGAAGTTGGTAATACTACAACACCATTATCGATGACAGAATCTAATGTTGGTAATATTACGACACCGTTAAGTGCAACCGATATTCTAAAAGGTGATAGTACGACAACACCATTATCTGCATCTGCATCTGAATCTAAATCTAGTAGTGTTTCATCACCACAAACCATGGCTGATATATTAAAAAGTGATGATACTACAGATTTAGTTAAGTCTGATGCAATAAGAAATGCTACTGCAACACAAATGAGTACTCTTGTTCCTTCGATTACAAAATCTGGTAGTGCATCATCTATGGGTGTAGATAATACAAAACAAACTTCTCTAAAATTAAACCAAGAAGAAAAAACGCCTGTTGGTTTACCCTTACAGGAAACAATTAACCAAAATCAAAATTTAAATATTCAAAATTCGAATATTAAAAATACATCTAAACCAAATCAAATCAATATAACAAATCCAGCACCACAAGATAAAACGAGTTCAATTATACCAAAATATATTTTTCCAGTCAGAAATCCAGAAGAAACATTTAGAACCATGATCTTCAATAGCACTAGGGTAGTATAAATAAAAAACCCCACCGAAGTGGGGTTTCTTTCACATTAAATCTTGTTATTCTTCAGCTAATTTTGAAAAATATGCAAGATCGTCATCTTCATCTGCCGTAACTGCTTCTACCTTCTTCTGGACAGCTTTAGGTGCTTCTTTCAGTTGTTCAACAGTGGTACGAGCAACTGGTGTTCCAATCAGTCCTAGAGCCTTGTCCAATCGTGCTTTCAACTCATCATAAGTCTTGAACTCTTTTTCAGAAATCAACTCTTTAAGAGAGTATTGTGATTTCCAGATTTTTTCAATCTTAGCATCATCATTAAAGAGTGGTGATGGTGATTCAAACTCAGACTTATCGTAATTTTGATAACCTTCAACTTTACGAATTTTAAGTTTGAAATTAGCACCTGTCCAGAAGTCAAAAGGATTAATTGCAGTCTCATCTTCAAATGCTGGATTCATTGCTTCAGAAATCTTATCAAAGATTTTAGCACCAAATTTAAAGAGTTTGACTTTACCCTCATTTTCTGGATTCTTTGGATCAGCAACAATATACACGTTTGTGATATAGTTTAGTTTACGCTTTTGCTTTCGCACAAGTTCTTTATTTGCTTCGATACCTGAATTCCAAAGTGAACTATTATGTTCACAAACTGGACACTTAGCACCATTAAGAGTTGTAAGGCAGTTATCGATTAGCCAACCACCAGGACCTTGAAATCCATGAGAAAAGAATTTAATCCAAGGAAGTGCATCTTCACCATCATCTGATGATACGTCCAAGAAACGAATTGTTGCAGTACCATTGCCTGCTTTATCTACTTCAGGTTTCCAGAAATTATCTGATTTTTCTGAACCTTCAGTAGCGTTTAGAGATTCAATCGCTTTTGCGAGTTTATCAAAATTGCCAGATTGGCGTGAGCTTTTTAGTTTTGCAAAATCTACCATGATTTTTCCTTTTAAACGAAGTATGAACGGAATATAAACGACTTATCCACCTTATACATTATATGCTATTTTGTACGTTCTGTCAATTGTTGTAAGCCAACAACATTAAACGTACATACGCAAGATTGCCAAAGTATCTTCGACATTCTTGTGCCAGATTGCAATACCACCTGCTTTTTTCCAATCATCGATATTAACTTCTGTATCGTCAATTAGAATATCAGTTGGCGTTGCGTATCTATATTTATGCTCTTTTCCAGGAACAAAAGTGTGTTTGAACGGAATATTATTTCTGTCTAACCAAATGATCTTTTGTCGGGAAATTTCATCATAATTTTGTTTTGTTCCAGTTGAAGAAAGAATTTCTGTTGGAATTTTTAATTCTTTTAGAAATTTAATTAACTCTGACGCATGAGGCATCAAATCTAATGTTGTAAATTGTTTTGTTGCAATAAAGTTTTGGAATAGATCATCAAATTTGTTTTCCCTTTCAGCCTCAGATGGATGAATATTGTACAATTCTTTATATCGTTTTACGAAATCTGCAATGACTCCATCCATGTCGAGCCAAATTTTAGTTACTTTAGGTTTATTCATGATTTTTAATCTTTTCCTTCAAAATAATTTTAAATTTATTTTTGTCATAATTTAAAAAAGGTTTATACTTCAAACACTTCATTTTAAAACTAGGCCAAATATATGTTTCAGTAATTTTCTTGTCCCACATAGAAAAGAAATTCAATATATCTTCAATTATAATCAATGTCTCTAACTGAGTAGATTTACTCATTACATTCAACATCAACATTGGATGTTCATTATCTTTCACTCTCAGTAAATCATTTGGATTATTCACTAAATCAAATAGTTTGTCAAGATCATTTTGTACAATATATGTAAGTGATTGATTTGTTTTTTGCCACTTCATAAACACTTCTTCTGCATCTTGTGCTAAGAGTTCATTGCTCCACTGATCTGGATTTTCTAGTAAGTTTGCAATATAGAAATATTTTAAATCTGTAATGGAATATTTTCTAGATAATTTATAAAAAGTAAATTTATCTTTCTTCTTTGCAAATGTATCTTTAGTTACATTTGTTTTACCGTTATATTTAAAATAATCATAAGATTTTGATGTGAAGTGTAAGTGTAAGGCATTGTATAATGCGTAGGCAGCAAAACCAGAATTCTCTGATTGAGAAAGACTCATATTGGCAATCTAGATGATTTTTTAATAAGATTTAAATTTTGTGCTTCTTCTTTTAGTTTTGCTTTAAGCGCGGCAGAAATTAAAGTAGCGGCTACTTCGATTTCCATACCAGACTTTTCGCAATGATGACAGATAGAATCGATATAATTTATCTTTAATTCTTCTGATATATTTTCTATATTCTGACTAAATTTTGAGATTTCGTCTTTTGTTGGCATACGATACTCCTAGAATGATATAATTATAACACGGTATTTGCGTGTTGTCAAGTGTAGAATATGTGTTTACCTATTTTGGCTATTGGTTTTTTATTCCATTTAGGATTAACATAAACGGCGTGATAATATAATGCATTATCCAATTTTTTTATTCGAGTGCCAGCAATAAGAATTCTATAAGCGGCTTCTTTACAAGCAGCAAATTCTTTTGAATCATATCGCATCACACTAGTTTTATTTTGGCAAACCCAAGAAAATTGGCATGTTTTATTACTTTTTTGATATACAGTTTTACAGATTGTTTTTTCAAACTTACCCGAGTTAACTCTATTGAGGGTAACTTGAGCGACTGCCAGTTTACCCTCAAAAGATTCAGTTGCCGCTTCGTAATATACGTTTTGAGCTAAACAATTCATTTGTTGTTCTGTGGAAGAACTTAGCAACTGATACTTACTCGCTATAATCCCATCATCAACCGATAATATTAAACCAAAAAATAAACAACATCCTATTATTGTTTGAACTATTTTATGCATCCAATATTTTTACTACTTTAAATAAAAGTTAGTTTAGGATATTTTTCTTTAACTGCTAAACATTTTGCAAGATATTCATTTTCTTGTGCAACATCACCTTTTACTTTTGCATCCAGATAATCTTCAATAGGAGGATATGATTCTTTCCTCAAATTGGAAATGACTCTATGTAAAATTTCTGAAGTAATACTTAAACCCCACTCTTGTCGATATATGAACGTGAATCCATCTGGAATAGTAGTGTGCAAATTAAATTTTTCGTGTGATTTTTTAGCTAAAAATAACGTAGAATATGAATTTTCTTCTGGAGGTCTATCATCTTGTCCAATTATAATCATATCATATTCAGCACGATTCAAAAAAGTTTTTTGATTTCGATTTCGATTATGAGGCATAAAATCCTCTGGCCCTCCAAATAATGAATGTAAGTCTTCATACGTTACTGTGTAAAGTGAATACATTATTCAATTTCTCCTTTTGTTTTATTTTCCAATTGAAGATTTTTACTTTCTTTAACAACTTCTTGATATGCAATAGCTAAAGGATTGTCAGCGTTACCATCCAATAAAAGTGCTTCTTTTGGAATTAAGCCTACTTTTTGTAAACTGTGGAATGTATATGGATTTGACATAGCATTTCGTAATTTTGCAGGAGATGGTCGACCATTTGCAATAATTTCTGCTTGAATTTCTTTACCAATCATCACAGTAAATTCATATGCAGCATTTGCTTCAAACATATCTTCATCTGAATAACCAGGAATTCTAGTCGGTTCAGCAATCTCATAAAGTTCTACTAAGAGTTTTTCTAAACATTTAATTTCATCACGATTTAAATCCCACGCTTCCTTTTCTCCTTCCTCAAACGATTTTGATTCTAAAATTTCTGCTTCCAAACCTAAAATAACGTGAGGCAATGCATTGTTTTTTATGCAATTTTCCAATTCTAATTGTTTTGCTAATTTCTTTTTCATAGAAACTTCTTCCAAACAAGCTGCGCGTTTTCTACCTTCCAAAAATCCTTTAAGTGTTTTGATTTTTTCCCAAGGCGTTTCACCGATAACTTGATACCGATAGTTAAATTCAGAGTTTAATTTTGAAGGCATAATATTTTCCTTATAATAAAAAAGTTAATAAAATCATAAACTAAAACTTGCTCCTGCGGCATAATATCTACCTGATACTCCAGAAGGATTGATGCTTTGAGAAACAATATTACCAAGATTGGATATTAAAATGTTATGTCCTTGTGCATTCGTCGGAAAAGAAAATATACCCTTATCACCACCATATCCTGCCGCGGAAGCATAATAATATCCAGTAGGAAGTGCATCACTGTTAGTAATATCAGCAGCAACAACACCAAGATTAGATACTTTATTAGTAATTTTAGTACCAAGTCCACCACCATCAATCCCGAATGCGAATAGGGCTTTATCACGACCATATCCTACTGCTGATACTCCATATCTTGCTGTACCAACACCAGCAGTATCCGAAGCAACAACACCAGTATTTGATACTAGATTTGTACTACTTAGGGCATTAGAAAAAAAACCAAAACCAAATATAGCTTTATCACCACCATAACCTGCTGCTGCCACATCACTTCTTCGAGTATTAGATGGATAATAAACAACAGCAACAACAACACCAACATTAGATACTAGATTAGTGGCTGTTTGTTGAGGAGATGCTGTATTAGCACCAAAACCAAATATGGCTTTATCACCACCATAACTTGCTGCTGCTAATGAATATCTTATAGGAGCAACACCAGTAACATTAGAAAGGACAGTACCAAGATTATTTACTAGATTGGTGGTTGAATAAAAAGTAGTCCGATTGGCATTTGTTCCATAACCAAATATAGCCCTATTACCACCATATCCTGCTGCTGCTAGTTCGCTCCTTGCAGTACCAGATGAAGTTGCAACATCGCTACCTATAACACCAACATTAGATACTACATTAGTTGATGAAGAAACAGCACCGGAAATTAGACCAAAACCAAATATACCTTTGGTATCAGAAAATGGCGTACTTTCTATAGTTCCATCTGCATATACTATTCCGTTTGCTGTTAAAGATATTGGCATATTTTATACTCCTTATCCAGAACGAAAACTTGCTGCTGCTAATCCATATCTTTGAGTACCTACACCAGTAGTATCAGCAGCAACAACACCAGTATTTGATATTAGATTTGTCATTGAAACGGTTCCCACATAATCGGCAACGCCATAACCAAATATGGCTTTATCACCACCAAATCCGGCGGCTGCTAGATAATATCTTGCAGTACCAACACTAGTACTAGCACTACCAACAGTACCAGTATTGGTTATTAGATTTGTTACTCTAAGAACTCCAAAATTATCTTGATAACCAAATCCAAATATGGCTTTATCACCACCATAACCCGCTGCTGCTAATCCATATCTTGCATTAGCAGAAGCAGCTTGCGTAACATTAGCAGCAACAACACCAACATTAGATACGAGATTGGTAATTCTAACACCGGTGTTGGTGATGTTGACACCAAATCCAAATATGGCTTTATCACCACCATAACCCGCTGCTGCTAATCCATATCTTGCATTAGCAGAAGCATACGTAACATCAGCAGCAAGAACACCAACATTAGATACTAGAGTAGTTATATTAGTAGGGCCAACTCCGTTCACCCATCCGAAGCCAAATATAGCTTTATCACCACCATAACTTGCTCCTGCTGAAGAATCTCTTGAAGCAACTCCGGTGTTTTCAATATCAGCAGAAATAATTCCACCATTATTTACTAGATTTGTTCTATTAGCGCTCAAGGAACCAACACCAAATGCAAATATAGCTTTATCACCACCATAACTTGCTGCTGATAGTAGATACCTAATAGAACCAACACCATCTTTATCCAAAGCAACAACACCAGTATCACTTACTAGATTGGTGATATTTGTGACAGAAATACCGCTCAAGCTGCCAAAACCAAATATAGCTTTATTTCCACCAAATGCTGACGATCTAGTTGTACCATCATTAAAAACGATTGTGTTTGCTTGTAAAACTATTGGCATATTCTAATCCTTTATCCCCAACTTGCTGCTGCATTAAAATGTCTTTTAGTACCAACACCAGCATTATCAGTACCAACAATACCAAGATTGGATACTTTATTAGTTATTGTTTGTCCTGCAGTACCAGCACCAGTAGAACCATAACCAAATATAGCTTTATCACCACCATAATCTGCTGCTGATAGAGCAAATCTGAAAGTACCAACACCAGCAGTATCGGAAATAACAACACCAAGATTGGATACTTTATTACTTGTAGTGCCACCACCACTACCATAACCAAATATAGCTTTATCACCACCATAACCTGCAGCCGCAGGATTAGTTCTTGTTGACACACCACTGACACCAGAAATAGTAGCAGCAAGAACACCAACATTAGATACTAGATTAGTTGTACTAGTACCAGCACCAACACTATTATAACCAAATCCAAATATAGCTTTGTCAAGACCATAAGTTGTTGCTGCTAATGCTTCTTTTGTATTTGCAGAAGCATTTGTAGTATCACCAGAAAGAATACCAATATTAGATACTAGATTAGTGTATGAGAGTTGAGTACCGCTATTACCAAAACCAAATATAGCTTTGTCAAGACCATATCCTGCTGCCGCCAGACCTCCTCTTGCTGTACCAATACCAGAAGTCTCTGAAACATAAACACCAAGATTAGAAATACGACTAATAACATTATACATTTGAAATGCATAAAAATTTCCATCTCCATCATACAATTCTTCCCATCCAAACCCAAACATAGCTTTATCAAAACCATAACCTGCTGCTGCTAGATTATATCTTCCAGTACCTGACGTAGTAACATCTAATGCAACATCACCAAAAACATTTACTAAATTAGTAATATTAGAAGACGGGATAGATCCTGGATATCCAAATCCAAATATAGCGCGATTATGACTTTTTCCTGTGATTCTCGTTTCAACAAAATCATTGCTGCCTGATGCAACAGTGGTAAAAGTTAAAGTATTGCTAGAAATGGAGGTTCTTGTTGGCATGAATTCTTATTTTATAATGTTATGTGTGATTTATTTATATCACACAATTATGTTATTTTGGAAACAGAGCTTTTGTCTGTGAATCAACATAATATTTAGAAATGTCTGTAAAATTGTTTACCAACATCTTAGCAAATTGTGTTTGAGAATTGATAAAATTATGTGCGCTTTTATTTAAAATTGGATCTTTAATTATCTTATCTGTTAAATTCTTTTTCAACTGTTGCAACATATCTATTTGTAATTCGATTGTGACACCCGACATAAACAAACTTTTATAATCTGTGAACACATTATTCTCCTAGAGTTTAGAGTGGTAGTTTAATTTTTCGGATAAACTACCAAAAACCTTTTTAATGCTTAAATTTCGTTAGAAATGAAAGCGTTAAGTTTCTTTGCTTTTGCAATAACATCGTCCTCACTTGGATATTTTATACCAGTTGGTGCTGGTATACTTCTATCAATTTCTAATTGGCGATGCCATTGATCTTGTGCAAAACTATTTTTTGAATGATATTCATCAACCAGCAAATCTTTTGCCATAGATAAAAGTTCCATACGAAGTTCAAAAGGCGTTTTACTCATATATTTCTCCTTGTGTGTGATGAGTGTGTGTTTAAAAAGAACAAAATGGTAGGTTATTCTGTTACGAGGAAACCTACCGAAACCCTAAGCAGTGTTTAGGCTGCTAATGCGTATTCGCTATCATTTGCGTTTACTTTATTTATTTTTAACGACTGATATGTCGAGTAGCCAATTAGTTTACTTATTACTCCGTCGAACCTAATTCGGGCCCATCATAAACATACTGTTTGGAACTTTTATTATGAGCATTATTATCTCATTTACCATTAGACAATATGTTTATGGTGGACCCGGGGGAGAACTGCCCTCCCCGTCCGAAATACCTTTCTAAAAATCAGTTTACTACCATTAAAGACTATTTATACAAATGAACTAAAAAAATTAACAATACTAGATTTGAATTTTTCCATACTATAAAAATTTCTCAGATAATTTACATATTCAATGTCTTCGCTTCTCCATACATCAATATCTTCCATAACTTTATCTAGTTTACTCATAAAGTCCAAATAATCCATATGATTGACTGGAGTAAGAACTGGTTCTCTAAAAAACTCTTTACCTCCATAACCATGAGAACCCACTACTTTACAACCAGAAAATGCAGCTTCAAGTGCGGGTAAACCAAATCCTTCATGTCCAGGAAGACTTAAAAACAATTTTGATTCTCTAAAAATTTTAGCAACTTCTTCTTTAGAACTATTTTCAATTCTAATTAAATTCCAATTTGGATATTTACCTTTGAGATACTTTTCAAAAAAGAATCCTAAATGAAAATTTTTAGATGTTAAAAAACATATTGAATTAAATTTTTGATCTGGATAATAAATTTTATCATCTATTCCCATTCTATATGTAAATATTTTATCTCGAGGTACATTAAAAACTTTTTGAACACCCAATAAAGTTTCATATGAATTAACTAATATTCCTATTGCATTTTGATATACTATTATATGGTCACTATAACTGCTTTCTGAGTTAAGAGATCCAGAAATGCCTTGATTTTGTATTACATACTTTATATTATTCCGCATAAGTTCATACGCATAAAATATAAATTCTTCAGACACAACTACAATATCATCGTGATTGATATTATACACATCTACAATTTCATATTTTTCATCAATTATGTTATTCCACAATTGTTGTTCCAAATCAGTCATATAATTTACACAAACATTAAAGCCTGCTTCTTTTAAGGCTTCCATTTGTTTTAAAATGACGTAAGAACCACCTGAATTTGTATTCAGGGACATTAAATTAAATATTATTCTCACAATGAATTATTATATTTTTGAATTGCTTCTTTAAGACCGTCGATATGATTGATTGTTTTTTCTTTAAACACAATAGGTTCTGAATTCTCGACTGCCATAATAATAACAATATCATTGATTGGATTACCGACAAGTTCTTCATACATTTTTGCGTATGCAGTGGTTTGCCAAAAGTAATCATCAATATCTTTTTTTGCTTTAATTCGTTTTGATGTTTTAAAATCAATTACAGATAGAACACCATCAAACTCAGCAATACAGTCAACACGACCTGCAAGACCGAGTTCGATGCTCCAAAGACTTTGTTCTTGATAATGGATATTGTTGATTTTATTTAAGATAGGTTTGATAGAAAAAAACATTTCTTTAGCATCGGGCATGATAACACCCAATTCTTCATTATTTAAATACCGTTCACATAGAGTATGAACATTAGTACCACGACCCGATGCTTTTCTAGCAATTTTATTTGCTGTTTCTTCGCCCACTCGTTTTCGCCATTCCATAATTTCTTTCTTTTTCAATGCACCCAATACTGTGGTGACAGAAGGTAACTTCTCTCCAGTAGGTGTGCTATAGAATCTCTTACCATCTTCATTAAAAGACTTGAGATTCTCAATTTTCATCGGTGGGCAATAATTAAACATATTAAAATCCTAGTAATTGTTTTTGCTTCAAATATTCCTTCACAAAGCCTGATCTGACAATATCATCAATCGTAAAGAAAACTAAATCTACGTTATCAATTTTCTTTAAAATTTGCATAATATCCAAATATCCACTTTTCTCTTTCTTTCCATCCAAATCGTTCTGTGCATAGTCGCCACATAAAATGAATCTACAGTTTTCACCGATTCGAGTAAGTACAGTATTTAACTCACCAAAATTTGCAGATTGGAACTCATCAAATATAACAATAGAATCTCTAAATGTCAACCCTCTGAGAAAACTTGTTGTCTGAAATTCAATAATTTGTTTTGTAATTAAAAATTGCCATGCATCACCTCTACCAACTAATTCATTAACAATATGCTTATACGGTTCTTGATATATTTTTGCTTTTTCTTCTAATGTACCAGGTACGAAACCTAAGTCTCTTGATGGTACTGCGGATCTAATTATAATAATCTTTTTATAATATGATCCATCTGAAAGAATTTCGTTTAATGCGAGATATAATGCTAGAAACGATTTACCTGAACCTGCTGAACCAGAAAGAACTAAATGAGAACCTTTATCATACAGTTGAAATGTTTTTTCTTGGTTTGGAGTAAGTGGATTGATAGTCTTTAAGGAGAAATGCTGTTTTTTCGCCTCTTGTTGACTCGTTTTCTTTTTTCTTTGCATCAGAAATGTCCTTATTGTGTTTTTTAGGATATGGATTTTTCATGATGTTAGTTCTTGACCCATCAATAGCCACAATGGGGTTAACAGCAAGGAGATATGGTACTCTCATTTTTTACCATTCCCTTGGCATTTTCGTTTTATGCGATTGTGCGATTCTGTTACCTGGTACATTCTTAATCATTCGGCCAATAACTTCGCGCTCAAATCGAGCATCTGGTTGTCCGACACCAGGCGTACTCATTCTCATTCCGTCACCATAGACGGGAAAATCTTTAGCAGTAAAATGCATCTGTAGATTTGGATTGTTCTTCTTGAATTCTTCTAGTTTGGTGTAACTAAATTTATGTTCTTCAATTTCATTAGTCTCAGTATTTAAAAATGAATAAGTCGGCAATTTTAATCTCCATATCATGTGTACCAAACGGGAACAGGTCGAGAGTTTACTTTACCTTGCCACGATGCTAAGTGACGTTTGTGTTGTACATAGTATTTTCTATAAGAAGAAATAGAATCACCAGGTACTTTACATTCATCAGGCATTGCTGGCGTTGGACCAGTAAATTGACCTTCTTTAATGTTTTTTGGTATATTTTTTAACAAAACATAACACAAACCAGTTTCTTCGACTTTGTGTGTCTTACCATACCTGTATGTATATTCTTCACAAAGTTCGACTAGAAGATTGGATAACCAAATATAATTGGATTTATTTTGTCTAGCCCAAATTGCAGATGGATGATGAATATGAGTAGCAGAGTACAACATATCTTCTCTATCGTCAGGTAAAATCCAATACTTAGATTTTCTACCTGTTTTTGTTTTAGTTTCTTGTTGAATACCATCCAATACTCTGTGGGCAGTAGAAAGTAATTGGGCGTATTCTAGAATCATTTTAATTGAGTGTTTATCAACGTGCATTTGAGCACAAATTTTTGGATTATCGTGAAGGAAAAAAATGTTAATTTTTATCTCCTTGAAGTGAGTTTAGAAACTTATTCGTATTTCATTCCTGTAGCAAAGCCAAAGTTCTGTAATTTCGTTAAGTCTTTATCAATTTTATCTCCAGTGTTAATAAAACGTAAAAAAGTATCTAAACTCAAAGAGCAATATGAATCGATTAGGATATTCATGAATAAACCTTAATAGATAATTATCTTATTATTTATTCATGAGTGGTTTGTTACGCTGGTGTTACAGGTGCTTTTACTTTAGGAAATCGTTTTGCGATATCTTCGGGTGTAACAGTTTGCAAAACAAATTGTGAGAATTCACTATAATTATTCTTTACTTTGTATGCGGACCTACCATTAACTGCGGCAGAATCAGCAAAGAACAACGCACATCCACCTTCCATTAGAGGTGCAATTTCAATGACTTCGTTCAAGTTAATAATAACTTTGCACATTTTTTCAACGGATTCAACTTCAATAAACATATCATACTCCTTAAATTAAATTAAATATAAACACAATCGTTTGTATAACAATTAAAAATGTTACTACACCAACAAACCTAACAGAAAATGAAATTGCTTCTTCACGGTAATAATCACGTTCAAACCTAATCATATCATTCTGAGCTAAAATTTGAGATGGACAATCGGCACCCATCATTTTGATGGTTTTATCCGATTCATACAATCGGTTTTTAGCAGAAATATAATTTATAATAGAGATCATACTATCACCAATGTCTTAAAATTCCAGCAATAATGAAGCAATTTGTAATTATATATGACTAGTCTCCAAAAGTAAAGCATTTATTTTATTTTTTCAATTATTTGTTTTGCTTCTTTATATTCTTTTAGGGCATCAACGCGAAGATCATTATTTAAAGTTTCAATAAATGGTTTTATTTCTTTTTTGAATTGTCGGATTAATTCCATTGAATATATCAAATCATCTGTTGATGCTTGGCTAAACCAAAGTTCAAAACCTTTTGGATCTAAAGATAAAAGGAAATCTAAATTATTTTTATCATACTCATTCATTGATTTCCTCAAAAATGTCAATAATTGTTTGTTCGGTGATTTTGTTATGTTTTTTCCAGACATTCCAAACATAATCAGCATCAGCATTGTGACCTGGAGGTCCAAGCAATTTATATACTCGACCTGAGCGAGTCACACCTGTTCTTTTATCAAAATCAAATTTTTCAATTGCAGATGAAACCCTGCCACCAAATTCATCTAAACCGACAAAATGTCTAGATTTAATACCAGAATCATCCGTTGCTTCAATGATTTTCCATCGTGACATATAAACTTCCGGATGATCTTCTACGGAGGCAAGAGTCCAAAAACTCATAATTATTTACTCCTCTGAAATTTCTTCGTCTATATCGGCATCTTGATAATCAATCCGATTGATGAATTTAAACTTCTGTTCATCTGTCCAAGCGTCTAGATAATCATTATCTTCATTGAAGAGTTCAAGATATTCTTGTTCATCCCTCAATTTACGAACAGAACTGATACATTCATCAACGTGTTTTTGTGAAAACTCTTTAAATTCATCTGATACCAATTCACACACAACTTCATCGGCTGCATGAGTTGGTTCACGCGCTTCAACAACATACCGGTGTCTAAAAATTGAAACCGTTTCAACAACATAAAGATTCAATTCATCACTCATTCATTATCTCCTACGAGTTTATTTGCAATTGATACGTTTTCTGAAATGTCATTTTCTTTTTGCTGTTTGTATCGATCCCATGATCCAATCATATCATCGGGAACTCCAGCTTCTTCACGCCAATCAAGATAATCATTATATGTCATATAATAACTCATGAGTGTTACAATAGCACGGCGCAAATCTTCTTCATCATCAAGAAGATCACCAAAAAGATTTTCATAATCACTTTTGAGTTTAGCAACAATAATATTGTCAACCCATTCATCATTGATATCAACTTTCATTTCCATTTTTCACTCCAAAGTTAAGTTAAAGTCTTTCGACCGTATAATAATTATACCACACCACACGAACTCCGTCAATCGTGTTGCTGGAAAACAACACTAATACATTTTATGTGTTCTAATCTCCTCTATCAATGAGTCTCCATCAATTTGATATTTTAAAAATTGTGCTTTTGTTATTAACTGCGACATACCTTCTAAGGCTTTTTGTGCAGTCATATCTTTATATTGTCTTGCAACCCAATACCAACGGAAAGAATTCTGAAAATCACCTTTGTCGTAGTAGTATGATCCAAGTTTCAAAATGCATTTCATGTTTCTTTGTCTTGCTTGTGCTTCTAAATGTCTTAATCCTTCAACTATATCTTTTTCTTTGCCGGAAATTAACAATGCTAAACCAAGTTCTGTTTGTGCATCAGAATTTTTATCCGCAGCATTTTTCCATACATGAATGGCAAGATATTCTCTTTCTTTTCCAAAGACTCCATCTGCAAAAAATTTACCTACTTTGTATTGCAATTCCGATTTTAATAAAATTTTTGAACCTGCCTCAAATACACCTGCAACTGCACGTTTATATTCTTTTGGTATTAAATTCTCTTCTGTCATATGAATCAATTCTTCAAAAGAAGAGAAGTCTTTATGTGTAACGGTTCTTGCTAGAAATACTTTAACGGCAGTAGAATAATCACAACTATCTTTTAATTTCATTCCTACATTAAATGAGACTGCGGCACTTGCTTTATCATTTAATATAGCTTTAATAACATCGGGTGTTGATGTATCGTCGGTGACACCAGTTGCTTGAAATTTTGCAATTGTTTTTTCAGCATGAGTTTCACTAACCAAACTTGGATTTTTTTCTGCACCAGCTACATCAATTGAATATATTCTAATTGCTTCAGGTATGTTTTTAAAGTTTTGTGGACCTCTATCTAAAAATGTGAGTTCTTGTACTTTAGATTTTACTTCATTATAAACTGTTTCTGAAATACTTACGCCACCATAATCTGCCATCGATTCAATTCTTGCGGCGACATTCACAACATCACCCATCAGATTGTTACCTTGAATAACAACATCACCTAAGTGTATGCCAAATCTGAACCTCATCTTAGATTTTGTTGAGTTTAAATTTCTTTTATGTAATGCGTGTTGACAAACAGCGGCGAATCTCACACACATAACTGTACTTGGAAATTCTGCTAGTACGGAATCACCAGCAGAACCAAATATTCTACCACAATATTCCTCAATCATACCATCAATAATAGTACGACATTCTGAAAGTGTTCTGAGAGTTTCTTCTTCATTTAAACTCATCATTTTACTATAACCAACAACATCAGCACAAAATATCGTGGTTAGTTTTCTCTCCATACTAAATCCTTATTAAGTTGAATATGTAAATTATCATTACCAAATAAGTTAGTTGATGAGCAAGTTGATCCAAACCGAAATGATTCCAAAAAGAAGGTGTAAACATATCTTTATTGCCATGTCTGACTTTTATATAATCAATATGATAGTGTATTATACCTTCCAAAAAAGGTAGAACTAAAATTGCTATTGGATTTATCGATTGCACGAATAAACTAAAAATAAATAATGCAATCATACTTGTCCAAACATGATCCAGACTATGACTAATACCGACCCAATCTCGGTATATTCCTTTTTGTACAATCTGTTTGTGTGTCTGTATTACAAAATCAGCGTAATAATGTTTGAGTTGCAAAAGCGTAAGTAGAATTATCATATTCATAGTGTTATTCCTTATCCAATATTCTTGTTATTTATAAATAACTATAAAACATGAAGGTACTATGGATTTTTTAAGATTAGTCACAGAAGTAGGTTTTCCGATTGCTGCTGCTATTGCTGCGGGATATTTTGTATTTTTAACTCTTAAATTTATTCTAGCTGGTGTTACCAGTTCCGTCAATAATATGACAAGTATCATCAAAGGACTGGATAGTCGCGTTGATGTTATGAACAATGAAGTGCAAAGAATAGATATTAAAATAAGTCATGCATTAGGATTAAGGCCAAATTATGAAAGAATTGCAAGAGCCGAAAGTGGCGATCACAGAAAAGACTAATACGGAGAATCAAATGTCCATAGAAAAATTAGAAGAAGCCCATGCAAAAGGGCAGATGATAGAAAAACTTACTTTTGCATTGTTACCTTTGTTATTTTCATGTGTTGTTTATCTAATGACCGCGCTTCAGAATCTCGCACATGATGTTACTATTCTTAATGGAAAAATTTCTCTTGTTGTTACTTCAGACAATAAACAAGCAAGCAATTCCGGTGCTGAACTTGCAAGAGAAAAATTAAGACAAGACTTAGAAAAAGAGATTCAAAAGAATCGTGATATGATTGGTGAAAATAGACAACATATTGCTATTATGGAAGATCGTCTTGCAATGACAAAAAGAATACCAGCGATTAAAGAATAAATGGATAATATTGGCGAGTTAATTGGTAAATATGGATTTCCAATTATTGCCGCATTTGGTATGGGTGGATTAATATATTATGTTTGGAATTGGGTCACAAAAGAAGTCAAACCTGTTATAAGTGATTCAAATGCAATTCTTATTGCTCTTATTGATCGCATTCGTGTTCTTGACAATGATCTTATTCGGTTAAATCAAAAAATAGATACAGTTCTACAATTACGTGGAAGAACCATAGAAAAAGAAAGGATTGATCAGAGAGAGAATTGATTTTTAAGATATTGTTTTACTCGTTCTGGATCATCCGCATACATTTCTAAAGGCGTTATCATATCAAACGCTTTATTTTTGGTTACCCACCATCGTTCTACCAATGCTTCTTTACCTAAGAGAGACATTAGTAGTTCGTGATATGCTTCTTTTAATCCTGTTGGATGATTCATTTTAATAACTCCAATGTTATTCCAAAACATTTGTAACATAACCATCTTTGAAATCTATTAGGTGCGTTTTTAGTGTAAAACTGAATATGAAAGTTACTGTCATCACCAAAATATATTTTCAAATTTGGTGTAAGTGTAGGTTGTTGTCTGAATGCCGATTCTGTGAATTGATATTCGAGGGTTTCGTTTAATTTAAATCTCCCATCCATGTTATTTCTCCATCAATCTATTAACAAAATTCAATAATAATTCATGATGGCGAAATTCATGCCAATATGCATTCATGTAAGATTGTCTGTACCATGAAAATGTAGATTCTGGATGACAACCAATTAAACCAATTCGATTTTGTATGATTGCCATTGCATCACCGTTTGCATAGGTTGCAATAACTTCTTTTTTACGTTCTCCACCGATCATAGCACAACCATCATAAAAATACATATTTTCTAGATTGTCGTTCCATTTCACTTCAGCAACAGTAGCATAACTTCTTTTTATCTCAGAAGTATCTCTTTTAATATATTGTACTGCTTTAATGCCATTTAATAGATTAAAATAATGTTTTGAAGCCCAATATGCACCCATGCAGATACCTAGATATCTACCACCTTTCTCCACATATTCTGAAATAATATCAATATGCTTAGTTTTAAATATCGTATCAAAAGAATCGCTATCGCCTATTCCACCAGGAAACGCAATGATATCAGATTTTTTAATTGTGTTTAAAGTAAGATTATCATTAGTAAAAAATTTAATACTATAATCGTTAGACAATGCCTCATACATTCCAGCACCACATATGATGGAACATTCAGGATCATTGATGAATAACGATAATCTAGGTTTCATGTTTTACCATATTCTTTCATAAATTCTTGTAATGGAATATCTCTCATCAATGTTGAATTGGCCCATCGATCAAAATCTTCAATTGGTTCGGATACATCAACAACCCATGTTGAATCTGGTCCATTGTTTCTTACTCGATAATATTTATTCTTAGAATAAAAAACTCCAGATCCATACTTCATTACATTACGCCAACTTTGTGAATATGTCGTTTTAAATCCGTTTAATTTGAACCAAGTTTTAATATCACTTTTTGTCATTTTATCAAAATCTTTTTTCATATTAGTCCCACAATGCACCATAGTATTTACCAAACAACCGCATACCATTGTCAATTTTTTGTTGATGTGTTTTCATACCTTCATAATCAACCTTAAACGTATCATTTGGTCCATGTTTCATCTCTTTGCAATCAGGATGATCTTTAGACTGTACCCAAATGATGTCATGCACACCAGACTCGTATTGTTTTTCCCATTCATTGTCTGGATGCAATTGTTGAAAAGACCAAATGATTTCATTTAGAACCCATTCCCAACGAGATTCTGCCATGGCGTCCATATCCCACTCATTCTCTTTAGGTGGTGCATTAGTAGACCGAATCGATTCAGGAACATCTTCATCATCAACAAGTGCATACCCATGCTTACATTCTTTTAATTTAATAAGCATAGGCAACGCAATCATTGCAAGTGTATCATTCATGTTCCATACATCAAAGTTATCAATATGGATCGACACTTTACGCTTACGCTTTGAATGAATCCACTCACATAGATCATTCAATTTAGTATTGGAAAGATATTCACCGATCGAAAAACACCGATCCTCAGATACGCCAACCTTTTGAAGAAGATCGGCAATCTGATACGGACCCCACCATTTATTGTATGGACCAATATGAATCTTCATTATATTCTCTTATTTAAGATGAAACCTTTAGTATAGGCTAGAAGTGCTTTCGCACTCCTAACCATTTGTTTAAGATAATACTTACGATATGTTGTCATTAAAAAGGAATATCATTATCTTCAGTTTCAACCACTGAAGGTGTTGTATTTGCAGTCATTTCGACTTTAGCATCAACTTTAGAGTATAGATCAAGAAATGCGTTTTTAGTTTCTTCATCAAACCGATTAACACAAAGTGTAATTGCTTTCATGCGATCTTTAAAGATTTCATATGCTTTTGCAATATGCACCAAACGGCGTGTCGAAATCAATTCATCCGTTGCACCTTGTTTATATGATTGCCGAACAACATCAGCCCATTGTACAAGATTATCAACGAAATCTTTATCTGCAATCAATGGAGTAAGAATTTTCTTTTCAACAGAAGTTGAAGGATATTCTTGTTCAACAGTAATAGGAAAACGCTCAAGGAAAGCAGAATCTAGAATTTGTGCTAGATATTTACCTTCATCAGATCCAGTACCTTTAGTATTTGCAGTAGCAATTACATTAAAACCAGAAGCAGGTTTTACAACTTCGCCAGTCTTTTTATTGTAGTATGCTTTACCTTCAAGAATACCTTGCAAACACATAAGTTTATTAGAACCGCGATCTACTTCATCAATAAGAAGAACAGCACCGCGTTTCATTGCAAGTAAAACTGGACCATCACGATTAACGACATTGCCGTCAATAAGAGTAGGACCACCAAGAAGATCTGATTCATCCGTTTCAATAGAGATATTGACGCGAATACATTCACGATTCAATTCTGCACAAACCTGTTCGACCATTAGCGTTTTACCATTACCTGAATGACCGGTAATAAAAACAGGATAAAAGATTTTAGATTTAACGATACTATTCAAGTCTTTGAAGAATCCAAATGGAACATAGTCTGGAAACTTTTCTGGAATTGCAGAATCGGATTCATCTTTCAATTTATGTTGCCGCAGAGTCAATACTTGAGCAGCCAAATTTACAGTTGTCATAGATTCTTCCTTGTCATTTTGAATCGGTGCATCTAACCAATCACTCTTTTTGAAACTACCATCAACAGTAGGCAATTTATAATGACCGCGATTTGCACGATATTGTGCTTTTGTAACTAACCAGTATGGGTATGCAACATTCTTTTCATCAACCACTTGTTGAATACCATCTCGCGTTAGGATTGCATTTTCACCAAAAAGTTCTTGAGCGGCAGAAATGAACGCTTTTGCATTTTTATTCAGCATGATAATCTTTTTCACCTATTTATTACGTTAATTGTTTCGTTTGGACCACAGTATCTATAATAGACGATCTTCACCGACCTGTCAACCGTGTTGCTTCCAAACAACAAAGTATAAATAAGATAAAATTATAGGAGTTTTTCCATGTTGTCTTTTAAGTCTTTTTTGGCAGAAGGTGTACACGATCCCGCTAAATTGAAAGCAATTTTTATTGCTGGTGGACCAGGATCAGGTAAATCCCACGTTGTAAATCACGTTAGAGGCGACTTAGGATTTAAAATGGTCAATTCAGATGATGCATTTGAACATGGTATGAAAAAACATGGTTTAGATCCTAAAATGCCTGAACATGAAACAGAAAAACGAGATGAAGTCCGTAAACAAGCAAAAAATATAACTGCTAAAAAATCACATCTATATCAACATGGTCGATTGGGTATGGTTATCGACGGTACTGGAAAAGACTTCCATGAAATACATAAAAAATCTGAACATCTTAAATCTTTGGGTTATGACACCCATATGCTATTTGTTAATACATCATTAGACGTAGCACATAAAAGAAATAAAAAGAGAGCAAGAACAGTTCCGGATCACATTGTAGATAAATCATGGCATCAAGTACATAATAACATGGGTAAATTCCAAGATCATTTTGGAAAAGATAACTTTCATGTTATTGATAATTCACATGATGGTGTTGATCACCATGCAATCAACAAGTTACATAAGCATATACGAAAAATTGCATCAAGTCAAGTAAAAAATCCTGTTGGTAAAGATTGGATTAGACGCCAGCAAAAAAGTATTGCAAAAGGCGAGCATAAACCGTTAAATATGCCAAAAAAACAAAAAACAGAATAGTTGTAAAAAAACAACACTTGACATTCTTCCGGACCAGTGTACCATTGGCTATGCCAAGCGTGAAACCTACAGGAAGAAATCAAAATGAGTAAAGAATTTCTATTGATGCGTGATGTTATCTGTCAATATCATCCTAGTTTTATTGAAAGTAAAAAACTACGCAAATTAGGATTAGAACAACCTGAATTGTTTAAAGTAGAAAGACTCGTCGAACAATGTATGTCATCGGCAGCATCCGGGGAATATGAGCATATAGATGCTGCTTACGCCGATTTTTCTGATGGTTCAGATAGCAAAACATCTAGTATTTCTTTTAAATTAAAACCAGGTAAAAAAACTTGTTATTATGGTGAAATTGACGGTGTTTCGAAAGTTACGGGTGGTGAAAAAGCTGGAGCATTGCGTTGTGTAATTTATAATCCGCACAAACAAGAGTTAAGATATTATTTTCTTCCTAAATCGATGTGGATTAATAACATAAGAATACATAAAGCGTCAGGAATTGGTAGAATACCTTTCTCATATAATATTGTTAAAGATATTATTCCTAAATTTGAAGGATATGAGCGCCTTGATTTTGAAGACCTAGCATACGCTAGTTAATTATAACTGTTGCGTGGATGAGACACTTTTGTTGTTTTGATACAACATATTGACTTTCCACCTGGTCAGAGTAAAATGGTATACATGATGAAAACGAACACCAAACCACTGATCGGCATGGCGCCGAAACCGTTTTGTCGTACACCAATCAAACCTGGTGTTCGGCATACTATTAAAACCAAATACAATCGTAAACCTAAACATAAGGAAGTTTATTATGGGTAAAATGTCTGAATTGGCATTGGATATTGAAGAATCTCTTTGTGCCGGTGATGATATCGCCGATATTGCCATTCGATACGGTGTTTCTGTTAATGATGTTCTTAATATTAAAGAGCATATGATGGAATCCATTGATGATTATTATGATGATTCAATGGATGGTGATTTTGATTCTGCTATGGCCTCTGCTGGTTATGGTACTGATGAGGACTATGGTTATTATGGAGATGATTACTGATGAAAAAGTCCTTTATTAAACAAGTTCGTGATCTAGCGGACCAGAAGTTTAGTATTACAACGATTGCTAATAAACTTGGCAAACCTGTATTGGAAATTTGTGAAGCAATTATGTTGCTCGACACATTGCCTCCGTCAAAGGTAAAACCCGTAAAAGTACCAAAACAAAAAGTTATTGTACAGAAAAAACCAAAACGTGCAAAATCTATTGCATATCTTTTTCCTCCTGATGTTGCGGATCAAGTAAATGCTAAACGGTTTATTGCAAAACCATACAATGAGAATTTTCTAAAATCTGTTACATTTAATTCTATTAAAGAAGCAGTTGATTATTTGAATGAGTTTACTGAGACTACAATGCCAGAAAAAGACTGGTCGATGATTGGTAAACTAATGTTTGTTAAGTCTAATGGTACAATAGGTAGGTTAGTATTATAAAGGAAGAGACGATGAATGATGAAAGTCATTTACCTGTAGCAGAACAGAGTCTTGTTTTTCGTTTACGAAAGCGGGCAGAAATACGCAGGCAAATACAAGATAGAAAATCGGTAACAGAAGGCAAACCAGATAGAATTGCTGATTTACTTGAAGAAGCGGCAGATGAAATAGAAAGGTTGAAAAATGAACGAACGAATTGAACAACTTTTAGAGCAGGCTAGAACAGAGTGTTTTCGGTTTGGCAGTAAACCTGCCACTACTGTAGGCTACGATGAATTAGAAAAGTTTGCCGAGTTGATTGTCAAGGAATGTTTGGACATTGTGAATAGACACGAGTACAGTTATCACGAGGCTGATCCACTTTGGGAAACTGCACAACTGATTAAACAACATTTTGGAATTGAATCGTGAACGAACGAATTAAACAACTTGCTGAACGGGCTGAATTTTCGAAAAATGAACTACATACTCAAGGTGATAATTTTCAAAGGTTCGCCGAATTGATTATTCAAGATTGTCTTTCACAAGTTGCAATGATCGGAATTTCAAACTTTGAGGATGATGATTCCGGTGATATTTCTTGGACTGTAGGTAAATGCATTGAAATGATTCAAGTTAATTTTGATTTAAAAAATAAAAATGTTGTGTAAAAACAACACGATTGACCTATTACCAGAACCGAGTAGAATAGATTTTGTTGTGATTTTTCGGGTCTATAACTCAATTGGTCAGAGTATCAGACTTTTAATCTGAGAGTTCCCGGTTCGAGTCCGGGTAGACCCACCATTTTAATAGGATAGTTGGCAGAGTGGTTAATGCAACGGATTGCTAATCCGTCACCGAGCAATCGGTGCATAGGTTCGAATCCTATACTATCCGCCATTTTTTGTTGTGTAAAAGCAACACTTCTGTTGTTTGTGTACAACAGTTGACTTCCAGCTGGACCAGAGTAAAATAGATCTTGTTGTGAGAGAAAAACAGAGGAAATCGATGAAAGTCGGCGATATTGTGAAGTCCCTAGACTTCAATGGAATTGATAATTGTTATATGGTTGGTAAAGTTGTCGGTATTCAATACGACGGCCTGTTCCGTGCTAAGTTTATTAAACGTGTATGGCAAGGTGTAGAGGATAAGAAGTTTAAAACAGACTACTTTACTGCGCCATTGCAGGGTGAACAGTTTATGGATAATTCTGATTCTCCTCGCATTATTGTTCTCGCCTAATCTATTTTTATTATTCGGAGTTTATTATGCCTAAAGGCGTACCTGCGGCTGGTTTTCGTAAGACTAAAAACACTATTGATCGGATGCAATCGATGCAATTGGTTCCTACTGTAGAATCCAAATTCTCTATCAATGAGAGGTTTGGTTTCGTTTCTGACATGGTTACTATGCTATCGCAAGGTAATCAATCGTCGGTGATTGTATCTGGACCTGGTGGTCTTGGTAAATCTTTTACTGTTATGAACGCACTAAAAAAGTCTGGTCTTAAAGATGTTTCTCTTTTGGACGAGGCTGATGTTGGTTCTTCGATTAACACGGCTAAAACCTTTCGTGTTATCAAGGGTTATTCTACTCCTAAAGGTTTGTATCGCATTCTTTACGAGAATCGTAATTCGGTTGTCGTTTTTGACGATTGCGATTCGGTTCTTAAAGATCCAGTTTCGTTGAATCTACTCAAGGGTGCTCTTGACTCTTATTCGCGCCGTATTATTTCTTGGCGAGCAGATTTCAAAGACGAGGATCTTCCTAATGTTTTTGAATTCAAAGGTCGTGTTGTTTTTATCTCCAATTTGCCGTCATACGCAATGGATCAAGCGGTCATTACTCGCTCAATGGCAGTCGATCTTACAATGACCAATATGCAAAAAGTCGAGCGTATGAAATGGTTGTTGGATCAACAAGACTTTATGCCAGAATTCGGTATGGTGTATAAACTTGATGCAATCAATCTTATTGAAGATTTGGTCGATAAAGTCAAAGAATTGTCGTTGCGCTCATTGATTCAAGTCACTAACATTCGCAAAGCAAATCCAAACAACAATTGGAAAAAACTTGCCGAATATGTTCTTACTAATTGAGGTTTTTATGAAAAATGGTTTGATTATTTTTTCTTTGTGTTTTGTAACCGGTTGTTCTTCTTATAAAGTAAAAGGTTACGAGGGGCCTGAGGCAATGCACCGTACGGAAGTTATTCAAGCGGCGCGTGAGTGTATTCGGGCTAAAATGAAACCTAATACCGAATATCTAGTAACTAAAACCGATGCGGGAAAAGTTCTTGTTCCTGTCAATGTTCATTGTGACTAAACTAATATGATTGTTGATGTTCTTGCCGATTATGGCATACAACAAAGATTGGCTCAAATTGCAATTATCGGATTTGTTGCTGTTGGTATTATTGGTTATTTTTGGCGTATTATCGCCATAGGAGTTATTCTTGTTTCTATTATTTCTATTTTTGCTACAGGTTCTACAAGACCACGCGATACTCCAAAAGTTGATGTTCCAACTTCAAATATCCAGACTATAATTCCTAATCAAGATTCAGAAAAATCTGATGAAACAGATCGAGAATCGGATGAAGAATCGGATGAAGAAACAGAAAAAAAACGCGAAGAAAAAGAATTGGAAGAGTTTATTAAAACACTACCTGTAAACCAAACAAAACCTGTAAAAATAGTTTCAGAGGAACAACAATTCATTAGAGATTGTAAGAACTTCGCTATTTACTCTTACAATGAATGTAAAAGAATGTGGATATTGAAACGTGACTAGCCTACAAAAAGAATTGGAAGATCAATTGATTAAACGACAAAGACAATGGGATGCTGGTGAATATCCTCATTCGGAATCAGTATTCAATGGATCGATGGAATCCGATCGCAGTCTGCTGGCCATAGTGTCGCGGGCCAACAACGAAAGTGTTGCTCCGAAGCAACGGTTGACAAAGCGCAAGAACCGAGTAGAATAGATTCTGTTGTGACGCAAAACGAACAGGAAATCGAGATGAACCAAGTCAATCAAACCACCGTCGAGTCAGCAATGGAATACAAGTATACCCCATGGGATGAATTGTCCCGCCGTGATCAATTGGCTTGCATTTATTCGGATGCATACAAGGATGCATATAATTTCCGTCCTCGTGGTGTGGATACGTCCAATTGGACTGAGGCAATGTTTGAGTCTGAATTGGCTTATTTGCAAACCATTATTGAGCGGAATGAGAATGCTCGCCTTGAGGATGAGGCATTCGCCGCAATTCAGTTGGAAGAAACCATCGATAAAATGATGGAATGCGGTTGTCGTAATCGTGAAATGGCAATCCGTTGGTTGCATGATATCTATGAAACCAATGGTGATACCGAATACCTTGAGTATAATCTCGGTGTTAATTATGGTTATTTTTCTGGTAAAAAGTAATGAGTTTTTTTATTAAATGTGCCGAATGTCAGAATAAGCATTTGGTTGATGAAGTCGAATTTGTTAATGTCGAAGAGGATTACATTGGTCGGGACATTATGTATTTTGTGTGTCCCGAAACTCTAATCGAATCCAAATCTTTGGTGTATAAAGAATGAACGACCGAATTAAATTATTTGCAATCGAATGTGCAGGTGCATTGTATTGGGATCCACCAAAAGATCCAACAGAATACACTTATACGCCTATTGAATTGAAAAAATTTGCCGATTTGATTGTAAATGAATGTTGCCAAATGATGCTAGATATGGAGACAAAGTACCCGGCAAATCTTACTGTACGGGAGATTAAAAAGCATTTTGGAGTATAATATATGAAAGTATGGGTTGATCCACCAAGTGGATGGAAGTATGGATTTCCTAAGGTATGGGATCAATCGTTAAATCCTGATTTTGATGCATGGATTATTTCAGAGGGTTATCCATGGGAATTAAAAGAATCATATGGTCCGCATTTTTATGTTAGGCAATGGGCAGTCGAGAATGATATACAGTTATTGAATGAAGGTCAATAACTGTTGTTTTTTTACAACGTATTGACTTTCCACCGGACCAGTGTATAATGGATTCTGTGGTCGAGAAAAACAGAGGATTTTATGATTGAATACGTTTTGATTGATAAGGAAATGGTTAATTACCATTTTGATAAAAAAGAATTGTTGGATATTGCTCAGATCCATGATCGGTGTGAATTTGGTCCACGTGCGGCCCTTGCTTATTACCTGTATAATGATCCTGAGAAAACAACGGATTTGGTTACATCGGATGTGGAAGATTTTATCATCCAATTCTACACCCAATTCAATGCTGAATTCGGTTTGACTTACTAATCTTAGGTTATTAAAATGAAATTTTTTGTTGTTGAGGATTACGAGGGTAAGACTATTGATTGTGTCTTTACTAAGGAAGAAGCAATGAAAATCCTTGATGATTCTTCCTATTTCGGCGCATTGGGTTTTTATTCAATTGCCGAAATTGGTTGTTCCGTGAATAAAGAAACGGTCCGCGCATTACTTTCGGGCCAAGGTGGTTATGCACAATATATCCATCGGGTATACTATAACAGTCCAATACCGGTAGAATCGGAAGAACCGTGTGTTGCGTAAAAACAACGGAAGTGTCTCATCCACGCAACGGTTGACAATTCTCGGGATCCGAGTACAATAGATTTTGTGGTCGAGAAAAACGAAGGAAAAAATGTGTCGAAAGTGAATTATACAGTTTATTGCTCGGATGTTGCTGATGCGTTTGATTGCGGTTGGTCGCCCGAGGATGTTGCATCGGTGTTTAAACTTGAATTGAAGGATGTCTTGTCCTTTTATGACGATTACATTGATGCCTATATGGCCCATGTTGCTGCCGATGCTGATATTCAGCGCGGTTTTGATGATTACCGGGAGTAATTGTAATGTTTGAAAAAACAGAAATGCAAATGCTGGTTGACGTTATTGTCAAGCGGGAAGTTTCACTTGGTTTGCCTGAGAGTGAGGCTCGAATTTTTGCCTTAGGTTATCTTGTTTCTTTTGTTCAGCGTAATCTGATTGATGTTACGCCAAAAGCGCGGCGCAAAGTAATGCAGGCTGATATCCTTGAGCGTATCTCTATTATTTCAGGAGGCCTATAATGGGTTGGGATAAAACTGGTTCTTTTATTTCGGGTTTGTACCTCGATATGTTTCCGTTTTCTGGTACTGTGCTAGAATCCCGTGTTAAATATGGTGGTCAAGTCCAACATACTGTTGAATTGATTAATCCAATTCGAGTATTTGGTTCTATTAAAAATGTTGTTTTGATCGAGGAAAACCTTGATCGTGTTTTTGCTTAAGGAATTGCAATGATTGATGAGACTAAACAAGAATTGATTGATCGTGTTATTGGTCAAATCGAATTGGATTTGGAAAATCGTGATGTAACGGCAATTATTGAATTGTTGAATAAATTGTCTGTTTCTGTATTAGAATCTTATCTTCCTGAGGTTGAATAATAATGGCTACTCGCTCTGCTATTGCAATTGAAACTGGTCTGCCTGAAATGGGCCCATGCATTATCCATGCCGTGTATTGTCATTGGGATGGTTATGTTGAACACAATGGTGCAATGCTTCTAAAGTATTTTGATTCATTGCCTTCTGCGGTTGCCTTGATCAAGGGTGGTTCTATTTCAACCCTTGGTGAAGGTATTGATAAAACTCAATTTCATTGCCGCGATATGGATCGTGAAATGGTACCCGCATCCGAATATGGAACTAGGGAAGAGTTTATTGAGAACTCTGATGGTCTTGATTATCTTTATATCTTGAATCAGAATGACGTTTGGGAAATATTTGATATGAATAAACCATGGCGTAAATGGCAACCAGTCAAAGAAGCATTGGATTATGCAATAAAATTTTCGAATGCTGCTTAATGCATAAAAAGAAAATCTTAATAACAGGATCGTCAGGATATATTGGATCCCATTTATGTCTATTGATGAAAGATCAATATGAAATTCATGGTCTAGATATTGTCGATCCTGTTATTCCTGTGGATGAATTCTATCATGTAGATATAACCAAAAAATTTAAAATTAAAAATCAATTCGATTGTGTTATTCATTTGGCAGCCAAAGTTAGAGTTGGTGAAAGTGAATTGAATCCAATAGATTATTACACGACCAATATTCAAGGCACAATAAATGTTTTAAAAAATATAAAAACTAATAATTTTGTATTGGCTAGTACCGGTGGTGCTAAAAACCAGCATAATGTATATGGAATGAGCAAACGGGCGGCAGAACAAGTAACAGAACAATTTCGCAAAAACTATAATTATAGTATATTCAGATTTTTTAATGTTTTAGGTAGTGATGGTATTGCACCCACTAATCCAGATGGATTAATGTATAATTTAATCAATGCTACAAAAACTGGTGTATTCAATTTATACGGTGACGATTACAATACAAAAGATGGTACTTGCATAAGAGATTATGTCCATGTCAATGAGATATGTCATGCATTGATTCAAGCGGTAGAACAACCAAGTAAATGCATTGAAAATCTAGGGCATGGTTATGGTTATAGTGTGAAAGAAATTGTGAAAATTTTTAAGAATGTAAACAATACTAATTTTGATATTAAAATATTGCCTAAAAGAATGGGTGATTTAGAGGTTAGCGTTTTGGATAATCCATCGCAATATATGAAAAAAATGTATAATATCAACCAATTATTAAAATTTTGAAGTCTTACAAAAAAGCGCAAAAATGTCAAGTGTTGCGTGAAAACAACGAAAGTGTCGTATGGCAGCAACACTTGACACCTGCCGGGATCCGAGTAGAATAGATTCTGTGGTCGAGAAAACAACAGGAAATTTTGAATGAAACTGCTAACTGCTCCAGTCGGTAACCCTAAGGTCGCTAAGGGTCTTGCATCCAATTATGCAACCTATATTTTGCATTTGGCTCCTGCCAATGTTTCCGGTTATGAGACTTGCGCCAAACGAACCGCTGGTTGTACTGCCGCTTGTCTGAATCTAGCAGGACGTGGTGGTATGTTCAAGCGTGGTGAAACCACTAATGTAATCCAGCAAGCGCGGATCCGCAAGACCAAATTGTTTTTTGAAGATCGTACCGAGTTTATGCGCCTTTTGGTTGCTGATATTGAATTGGCAATTAAACAAGCGGCCAAAAAAGGTTTTACTCCTGTTTTCCGTCTTAATGGTACCTCTGACATTGCATGGGAAAAGTATCCCGTTATTCGCAATGGTGTATCGTTTATGAATATCTTCCATGCGTTTTCGGATTGCATTTTCTATGATTACACCAAGATTCTTGGTCGTAAGATCAATTTGGTTACCAATTACAGTCTGACCTTTTCTGCCGCTGATGGCAATGATGCCGATGTGACAAAGGCAATTGCACAAGGTTATAATGTTGCGGTTGTTTTTGGTATCAAAAAAGGTTCTGCATTCCCAGAATCGTATCTTGGTCTGCCCGTGTTTAATGGTGATGATTCCGACTTGCGGTTTCTTGATCCTAAGAATGTTATTGTCGGTCTTTACGCTAAGGGTAAAGCAAAGTCCGATCAATCTGGTTTTGTGAAATACCCGACGTTTAATCTTAAAATTGCTGCTTAATTTAAAGGAAATATATTATGCCTAATTGGAATTGCAACACCGTTACAATCAAGTCTGATGACGTTGAATTGATGGCGAAAGTTATTGATGCTGCCGAAAAATCGATGAAGTCCGAATCGTTTTTTAATGTATTGGTCCCTCGCCCTGTAGAGGAAGAAGAAAATTGGTACGGTTGGAATGTAAACAATTGGGGTACTAAGTGGGATACCCATGTTGAAATTGTCGATCAAACGGCCAATGAAATTGTATTGACGTTTGATACTGCATGGTCTCCTCCTATTGCATTTTATTCTGCATTAGAGGAACAGGGTTATGAGATCGAAGCATATTATTATGAACCCGGTATGTGTTTTGCTGGTGTTTATTCTGATGGTGATGATAATTACTATGAATATTCCGATATGTCATCGGATGAAGTGAAAGAATTCCTTCCACAAGAATTGGATGAAATGTTTTGCATTTCAGAATCAATGGCTGAATGGGAGTCCGAGAATGAGGAGGAAGAGTATAATACGGAAGAGGAGGAAGAATAATGTATCAATTACATAAGACTAATTCGGTTGTTGGATGGGTGCCGTTTGATTATCATGATATAATGACGATTAAATCTGCATTACAATCTTTTAAGTTATCGGTTGATGGATCTGAACCGGATGATGTAGCGTTTTTAAATTCTATTCAATCTATTATCAATCGAATTAAATCATTGGAAGATTAGGTTTTGAATTATACACTGGTTTTGGTAAGAGTCAATGTTGTGTCCACGCAACGGTTGACTTCCTCCTGGACCAGTGTATAATGGATTCTGTGGTCGAGAAAAAAGGAAAGTTTGTGAAATACGTTTTGGTTGCTCTTGGTTCTTCGGTGTTCGGTGCTTATTTCCATGAGACCGTTCTTGCGGTTTCTGCTGAATCGGTTGCAATGTTGCATTCGATTACAGTATCGCTTGCCAAGTCCATTGTTTCTGTCCTTTCTTAATAGGTTATTATCATGCTTGCAATCAATAATGGCGTTGATGCTAAAATCGTTATGCTTCGTGAAGCGTATGGCTCAATTGAGCGAATTGATCCTTCGAATGAAGGTTATAAAGCGTTGGTCCAGTTTCTGAATAGGCAACCTGTTGATACGTTGGTAGCATTAGAGCGTGCCAAGATTAAATGGGTTTCTGGTCTTGCACGGAATCGGATTAATCGCATCAAATTTGCGCTTAAGAATCTGACCGAAATGCCGGTTTAATAGGTGATAGTGATGGATGATTTTGATTTTTTTCCGTTTGTTTCTGGTGATGATTTAAAAGCTCGTGATGCATGGTTTGAAAATGGTTGTCCATGTATTGACGATGTAGAATATGATGATGGTGTGGATGACCCGAATTATGTTGTAACGGGTTGCAATGACGATTGGTACGACGATCAATATGAATTGGAAGAGTATTGAAATGGATTTTTTGATTCGCGCTCAACGGTATACTGAGGCCCGTGGTGATGACAATTTCTTTTGTCATTATTACACCATGTATCGTGAACATTTTTCTGTAAAGGAAAGTGTTAGGAAAACGATTGCGTGGTTGTATGATGATGACGTTGCCGATTTGTTGGAGTTTCAATAATGGATAAAGTGATTCGTGATGGTAAAGTGGCAGTATTGTATTCGCCTGGATATGGTGCTGGTTGGTATTCATGGCATGACAATGAAGAGTTATTGTATGATCCGGTGATTGTTGGTATGGTTGAATCGCGCAAGCATTATACTGAAATTGTGACGTATTGTCTGGATCGATTTGGTGATCAGCATTTCTTTTCAGGTGCTGAGGATTTAACTATTGAATGGGTACCAATTGGTCGCGAGTTTCGAATAACAGAGTATGATGGATCGGAATCGATTGAATATAAGGATGATTTAGAATGGCATGTTGCATGAAAACAACGGATATGTTGTGAAAAAACAACAGAATGGTACCCTCTTGACAACCACCGAGATCCGAGTAGAATAGATTCTGTTGTGACGAAAAACGGAAAGAAACGAAATGGAAATGCTTGATTCGGTCCTCTTCTTGGTGATTGACGTTGTTTACCGTGTTGTTTTGCTTTTGGTTGAGACTGGTACAGTTTAATTAGGAAATATATCATGCAATCAGTAAATTCCAATTCAGTCGCTCGGTCTATTGTTGGTCTTGAATTGATCATTGATCACCTTAAAGCTGGTCATGTAATCAAAAAATTACCTCCACGTGGTCGTAAGGCAAAGCAGTTTAAACCTTTAGTCTTTCAACAAACCAAATTCGCACGATAATGGCGTATACTGTATTTCAACATACCGAATTGCAAAAGTCCTATTCAAGTGTGAAAGGTCTAGAGGGACCATTTCATTATGCTAATGGGATGACTCTGTATTATGATCCAAAAGAAGGTAAGTATTGGAATCCAAAGTCCGATATGTTCCTTGATTATGATGATTATATTTTTGTTAGAGGTGGTGCATAATGACCGAAAAAGAAAAGTTATTCCATTTGGATAAGACGAATGTAATTCGATACGAATTGGCATTTTTAATTGAGAATCCAGAATATCTTGACGAGGTAACAGAATACCTCGCAAATCTCACTCCTGAGATGATAATCGAAAAGAATAAATTTCTCTCAGAAGAGATTGCATAATGATTGAAAAAATATTGAATGTCGCTCTGTTTTGTTTTATTACAACATCATCCGTTTTTCTATTGGATGCAATCGTTCAAGCATTAACGCGATGAAAGTCCTTACAATAGAATTGCTCGGACTATATACTTGTTCTGTTATCATTATTTTAACAGCAATATATTGGAGCTTATAATAAAAGGAGAATAATAAAAATGGATATTCACAAAGTTATTCGTGATAATAAAGTGGCAGTTCTATATTCACCCAATTACGGTACTGGTTGGTATACTGCACATAAAATTGATCAGCTAATCTTTGACTATAAAGTAGTCGAAATGGTTGAAGCAAAAAAAGATTATAATGAAATTATAGCATATTGCATTCAAACATATGGTAAAGGTATCAATGTAGGTGGTGCTTTTGATTTGCAAATACAATGGATTCCAGTTGGATTAGAATTTATAATTCAAAATCACGATGGGTTTGAAACAATTATAATGAAAGATAAAGTAGAGTTTTTTTCGACCTAATTTATTGCAAAGTGAGCAATTGTGTGATAAAGTGTTGAATAGTGAGAAAAAGTGTTTATTGGCGCGAAGTGTGTCGCCGGTATATGTCGCTGAATTCGCAATTGATTTTAAAGTGCTAAATAAAGTGCTTTTATATGTCGATTCTATAGTCGCAATAGTCGTTAATATAATAGTTTATATCAAACTTAGTCCCACACCGAAACCGTCCTATTCCGCTTCCTATAGGGTTTTGGAGGTATAGCTTAATTTACTAATTATTGCAACGCATAACATACTAATTATTGGAGATAATTATGGATTTTTTATTAACTTGGCAATTCCGCAATGGTCATACGTATACTAAAGACTTTGCAACATCGGATGCGCGGGATACATTCATGAATTCGGTGGGTCTCATTGCCCATTCTGATATTGTAAAGGTAATTGCATCATATCCTGAGACTAGCATTAAGAGTGTAGTATTAAAGGATGTAATTATCACTAAGCAATTAGCTGAGGCTGATACAATGGCAGCCTCACGTGATATGCCAACATATACAATAAATTCCAATACAGTTCCTAAGAGTCACATTGATCATATGGCAATGGAATATTCGAATGATATTCCCGCATTCACTACAGCCACAATGCCAATGGATACTACGAATAATATTCCGAGTCTGCGAGTGGTCTAATACCATTATACACTATTCGGATTGGATTGTCAATAAAAAAATTGGTATTGCCGCAATTCAATTCCGGAATTAAATACCGCAATGCAATTGCCGCAATTGCCGTAATGTAATTCGGCTAGCCAGCAGTGTGTAAGAAAAAGTTGTGGTGGCCTCAAACTCCGGGCGCCGTAACTTTTTTTCTAGGTTATTTTTCGGTTGGAATCGAATTTTTAATACCGAGGATTTCGAAATTTTTTTCTGGCCAGAAATATCAACTTTGACCGTTTTGGTATTGTTGTGTTTTTTGTTGTTTCATATCAAATAGCATTTGTTCTAGTTCACCTCTCATTGGATTATTATGTGGCATATTGCATAGAATTCTATTGACAAATTGAATGAGTTGATTTAGATCCATGATATTAGAATACGTTTGACCATTGCCGAAGTTTTTCGACTTTTTGTTTTGCTGCTGAGTTAATCTTTTCTTTTGAAACGATACCTTTATCTACAAGAATTTCAAACATAGCGACGAGATCACCGATTTCTTCTTCTAGATGGCAGCGATTTGTTTGCTTTCCGTTTGGTTTGTAGTTATTCAGACCAAAGCGAAAGCATTTAGAGATAGCTTGAGCAACTTCTGAACACTCTTCTTGTGTGATCATTAGTGCTTCCAATTCTTTTTCATCAATATTCATATTCATTATGCAATCATTCCAATAAAGCGATTAAGAACTACCCGAGAGTTCAATCGGGCACCTGTGTATTTTTTAAATGCAGAGACAAGACTTCGAGTTGTAGCATTTTCTTTCACTTCAAGTACTACATCTTCAGATTCATCAAATCCGTCAGTACGAAGAAGATAGTATTCGTCATAGCCAGCAGTAGTGGCGATGCAGTAATTATCTTTTCGAAATTCAGCGAATAGTCGATCTAGATTTGCTGATGAAGAGAAGAACTTTTTAGAATTCTGTCTAAACTCACGATTGCTGAGAATGTAGAATCCAATTACATTACAGTTAGCACGAAGTTTCAACAATTTTACACAAGCAGAAGTCATCTCTGTAGATGATTCAACGGAATCAACAATGACTTGATTCTTTGTTACTGGATCTGTCAACATCAATCGAACTTTCGTGTAAGTTGATTTTCCTGTTGAGCGATCATAACCATAATCAATTGGAATAATTCTCTTCAGTTGATAATTCACATTATCATCACATTCTTCATAGATATTATCGATGTTTGTACCTTCACCGTCTGTTAGAAATACAGTATTAACAATACAGAGATTGTATTTCTTTTTAAACTCAGGAACAATTTTCATCGCAGCAAAAACAGTTTCATTCAACGGAGTACCACCGAGATGCAACCATTGTGGTGCAACAATCCGTGCATACCGACGTTCACTCTTTGCAGCAGCCAAAAGCATACTCATTGAGAAATGAAAATCAGCAGAAGACATCCTAGAAGAAAAAATATTCAATAGATTGAAATTGTGAATGTAAACATCACCTTTCTTTGGAATCACCTGCATACCAACGGTACGATCACTTTCTTCATAATACTTTGTACTAAAAGCATACACTTCAAACGGAATACTTACACGGCGACAAAACATAGTAAGCGAAATCAATTGCTTGACTGTCTTAGTCAAATGATCACCCATAGAACCAGACCAATCGATGAACATGATAAGACCATGTGATTTGCCACCAGGCATAACAGTAATCTTCTTGAAAATATCTTCACTAAATTTGTATGCATACAGTTTAGATACATTCAGATCACCAGTCTTAGCAACAGATGCACGTTTCGTCTGCTCGGCATTCTTGCGCAACTCAAACTCTTTTGCAAGATAAGAAACAATTTTCTTAGTCTCTGCATTGATTTTGGTCACTTCTTCAACATGACTCTCAGCTTTTAGTGTCCGATAGTCTTCACCCTCATCAATATTCTTCACATTCTCATAGAACTTCTTACCACGAGAAATAATCTCTTTGTAATCAACAACAACTTCATCTAGATTAATGTCTGGAACATTCGCATACTCGTACCGAATGTTCGATGCAAATAGTTTACTCTGATTGATATTGAACGCTTCATCTGTGTGTGAAACAATTTCATCACGCTCTTTAGTATTATCGTAATCGTCTCCACCACTATTGTTGAAACCGAATCCATCATCATCTTCTTCTGGATACTCTTCATCTTCTTCATCATCACCAAAATCATCGGTGGAGGCTTTCGGTGGAGGCTGGAAAATATCATCAGAGTCATCATATTGTTCATATTCATCATCATCACCAGAATCATCTGGTTCAAACTGAACACTCTTCTTACGCTCTTCTTGCTCAGTCTTTAGATAATCCATGACTTTTTTAGTAACATCAAGAACATCATCAAAAGATTCTGTGTTCTCCATCGAAGAAATGAGAGTTTTCTCATAAGAACTAAACTTATGATGATGAACCATGTTTGATTTGAAATAAAGATTAGCACGATCAATAAAATTTAGTGTATCTGTATCAACACCCTTTGTACCGAAGAAATTCTTTTCGACAAGTTCTTTATAACCACGCACAAATCCTTGACGAATACCAGGATACTTTGTTTTGATCTTACGTTCGATCCGAGCATCCTCAATAACATTCACAACAGACTTAGTAAGATTCATTTCGCCTGCTGCCACAAGACCTTCAAGCGGAGTATACAACGCATGACCGACTTCATGACCGATCAACAGATCATATAGATCAGGTGAAATGTTAGAATCGAGAATTGGTACTGTAAGAATTCGATTTTTTACATCGAAAGACGCAGTTTTGACGTTTCGCTGTTCGACAATCAGATTTTCTGACGCCATTAGCTTTGCAAGAAGTGATTTGTACTGAAAGTGTTCCATGTGATTTCCTGTTCGTAGTGTTATTATAGTAACACGAACTCAGATTTCTGTCAAGTGGTCGCTTTTTTGTTGTATTTTTCAAACAGGTCTCGATATTCTTTGATAAAATCAAGACACTTAATAAGATCCACATCAAAATCTTCTACTAAAGAACTCTTACTCTGTGTTGCCATATATGCCTGAACCTCATCCTGCATCACAATATCACTATAATTTAAACTTTTTAAGTATTTTACGACTTTTTTGTACTGTGATTTGTTTTTTTCAAATCTCTGTGTGATTTCATCAGCAGAATTTCGATATTCTTCGTTCATAAAGTACAACGCATGAGCAATTTCATGCTTAATTGTGAGTTTATCTTTTGCAATTGCACCAATTACATAGTATTTTTTACTTGTATCCAAGTTTTCACGAATAATTTTGATGAAATCTATTTCTCTAGCAGTTTTATTGCTACCAATTTTGAATTCCCACTCATCAATTATGTGTCCTGGTAGATTAAATCCATCCCAGAAATTAAAATAGTCAAGATACCCCTCTTTATCTATGTGTTGCTCTAAAAATGTTTCAAGAGAAAATGGAATACCTCGTATTTCATCATTATCAGACTCATAGTATTCTTGAATTCTGAAGAAAGTTAATGCTAAATCTTTTTGTTTTTTAAACTCAAACAATAAACAATTATCAAATGGTATCGATAATTTATACATCTTTCTTTTTTAGTATTATAACATCATTCTCTGCTGAAATAGAGAGAGTGTCACCTTCTTTCCATCCAAGACTCTCAATCATCTCGTCAGGAAACTGTAATATAGCATCACCAGATCCATCATCAGCTTCCATAATTTCAGAAACGTACTTTTTCGTAAAATCCATAGTGTTCCTTGACTTCTTCTAGTGTTTTGGGTCTATTTTCGTCAGTAAATTTACCTGTTTTCAAATCTATACCCATACTCTTTTCATATTGATCCTTAATTATCCATTTATTGATAATTTTAGTCAATTGTTTATGAGAATCTTCCATTTTAAGTGTCCTTTTATTTATCTACGCATTTGTGCCATTGCTTTTGCTTCATCCGAAGAAAAAACAGGTACTGCATTCGATTTATGAAGAGTTCCAATACCTAGCATCTTATCTCCAGTGTAAATCTGTGATTTTTTCTTAGAAAGATTCACGGCACCAGTCGAATTAAGACTGGGAATATGCTTTGTGTCTCTTCCAGCTGGAATAGCCAAGTAATTACTACTGATTGTAGGGCTACTCTTTGCAGAAATCACAGATTTAGCTGATTGATGCTTCTTCAACCATTCTTCATATTCTTTTTGCGCAAGTTTGTAACCAGGCTTGTTTTTAACTTTGACCTTTTTTGAAGGTCTTGTGTGAATAATCATAATATAAAATTCAAAAAAGATAAAGTTTACTTTCGATAATGATTTTTCTGTTCAAAGTCATTATAAAATGAATCTTCTTCAGAATATTTCATTTTACGCTTCATTTTTATTTGTTTTTTCTTATTTTTTTTATCCTTTTCGATGAAATTATAATCATCTGCATATTCATCTCGTTCCATACGAAATTTAGTTAAAAGTTTCGCCACCGTACCAATCTCCTTTAGTTTAGTTAAAAAATCATTTCAAAATATTAGGAAATACTTCCTGCACAAATTTTAGTGTAAGTCCTCTTACGCCTAAATCTTTATTAAAGATACCAATAACAACCTCTGCTTCTCTAGGTTCAATAGATTCTAGAAGTTGAAGCAATAGTTCTTTTTGTTTTTGATTAGTTAATCTTTCTGCTGTAGGATTACCCTTTTGAAAAAGGTATAATCTACGCAACTCTGTGCTTAGTTTTGCATGAGAAATACCAGGCAAAGTATCTGGTACTTTATATTCTTCTGGCATTTCTTTTACTAACCATTCAAATTCAGGATGAAATGCAAGTCTTATAACTTCTTCCAAGGTTGAAGAATAGTTTTTACGCAAAACATCAATTCTTTCTTGTTTTGTTTTTGCAAGTTCAAATTCGTCAAATATCTCGTAAATGTTTTTCATCAAAAAGCTCCATTACTGATTTATTTATCATTTTATCACATATTTTTGAGGTTGTCAAGTATTTTATTCAAAACTGTGTGGGATGTTGTTGTTTTTCTACAAATAAAACCATACCATGAATGTGGAATTAGTCCAGATGCATACTCTAAACAATCGGTTAGTATTGCTTCAAAATAATCTAAATTAGCAACATTACCATCATTGTCTTCTTTGAATAGAACTATATGATATGAATCACCCATTTCACTAGAATCAATTCTTTCGCCACGTTCAATATATTGAACAGTTTCTATGTCAACAACATCATCTTTTTCCAAGTTTGGTGTAAACATTAACATATCAAAATCACCGTTTTTAAAATCTTTAAGAATTTCTAACATTATAACCTTTTATATGTGATTTTCTGACTCTTACCATAATCCAATTATTATAATAATCATCTTTTTCCATTACTTCATTTACAAACTGTTCTTTCGCTTCAAGATAATTACATTCACCTTTAGATTTACACAAATGAATAATTTTTCTACAAAATTTTTCTTCACCAAATATTTGTAAATCTTTTTTCAATTCATCATTTGAACCAAAGTAAGTTTCCCAATCACTCAAAACTTTTACTCTTTTCTTTTTACCTTTGACTTGTTTAGTCTTAATAGAATAGAATAACTTTTTGCCTATGTATTTTTTATTTGTTTCTAAATTTTCAATTACATAAACAAAACCATAATTATCATCAATCATGTTACTATCAAATATTACATTATTATAAATCCATTTTAATTCCATTCTTCTTCAAAATCATCTTCATCTTCATCTTCTAGATGCTCTTCTGATAATTCTTGTATTAGATCACCACAAAAAGGGCAATGTTCTGGATATTCTTGTGCTACCAACTCTTCAGAATATTCAACCGAATATGTTGACTCGCAACTTGAACATTCTCCAGTTACTACTTTAATTGTCATGTGTTTCTCCTTTTAAGCCCAAACATCTGACCAATTTCCTTCAAGAGCACCTTTAGCATAATCTGTTGCACGATTCTCAAAGAAATTTGTATGTGTTGGAGCGTTAATCATTTCTTCTACCCAAGGTAAAGGATTCTTTTTAACTTTAAAGATACCCTTTAGACCCAATGAAATTAAACGTCTGTCTGCAATGTATCGAATGTATTTTTTAACGTCTTCAGATGTTAATTCTTCCATTTCATTAACGTCGAATGATAAATCAATAAATTTATCTTCTAACTCAACCATTCTTTCAGCAATTGTATATATTCTAGATTTTAATTCATCATTCCAAATATCTTTATTTTCTTCAATATAAGTTCTAAATAGTTTAATCATATTTTCGGCATGCATTGTCTCGTCTACAATCGACCAGGTGATGATTTGACCCATACCCCTCATCTTACCATGTCTAGGAAAATTTAAAAGCATGATGAAGGAACTAAACAGTTGCATACCCTCAGTAAACGCTGAAAATACCGCAATATGCGTTGCTGTTGTCTCTCTTGATGCATTCTGTGATGAAATATTTGTAATATAATCATGTTTATCTTTCATTGCTTCATATTCTAAAAACTGATTATATGTTGTTTCTGGAAGACCAAGCGTTTCAATCAAGTGAGAATATGCCGCAATATGCAATGCTTCCCTTGCCGCAAATCCTAAAAGCATCATTCTAACTTCGGGTTGTGGAAAATGAGGCAAATAGTTCTTAACATATCCACCAGCAACATCAATATCACCTTGCGTAAAAAATCTTAGAATATAAGTTAAAAATTCTTTTTCTTGATTTGTTAAACGCTTTTTCCAATCTTTTACATCTTCAGACATTGGAACTTCTGTATGAAGCCAATGTGATTGCTCATGTTTTAACCATGAGTCGTATGCCCAAGGATAATTGAATGGTTTAAAAAAAGATCTATCTACTGATAAATTATTATTTTTTTTCTGTCTTGCCATCGTCATTTGTTATTCCTTAAAAAAATCTTACATATATCGCATATACGTTTATAAAAACGAAATAGAAATTTTGGGCAAATAAAACGTTATCTTTTTTATAAAAAATATAGCTTAAAAAACTATGAGCTATAACAAAGCCAAAAAATGCATACTGACTTATAGATATATTTAAAGCTAATAGTGTACCACCAATCACAAACAAAGATACAGCCAAAAATTTTAATACATTATCTTTCACAAACATTTTAGTCATTTATCTAGCACTTATTAAATTATCTTTAAATATCTTCCAACAGTTTTGCCACGTCCATTTATTCGAAGACTCTTGTACTCTATTTCTATCCAAGTACAAGCAACCTTTAATACACTCATATAAATTATTTCCTACATATCCATTGACTCCATTTACAATAACATCTTTTGGTCCAGTAACATCATATGCGGCAACAGGAACACCAAGACTCATAGCCTCAATCATCACTATACCGAATGTATCATTTGTACTAGGAAAACAAAATACATCGGCAGACACATAATGATTTGCCAACTCAGTTCCAATTTTATATCCTACAAATTCTACTCTATTATACTTTTTTTCTAGTTCTTTTCTATAAGGACCATCACCGACAATCACAATATTAAAATCATTTTGATATTGACAAAGATCATCTAGATTCTTCTCTTTCGAAACTCTACCAACATAAAGAACTTTTGGAACAATCTGCTTCAAATGCTTTACGTTAGGATTCAGTTGCTCTCTATTTACTCCTCGACTCCAAGAGATTATATCAGATCTGAAGCCTTTTGTCTTCAACTCTTCTACCATAGAAGTTGTTGTAGTTAATACTCTACCGGAATGTTTATGGAACCATCTAACATAACGATAAGTCAATTCAATGGGTATCTTATATAGAGTATATAAAAACTCTGGAAACTTCGTATGATAACTTGTGTTATAAAAGTATCCATTTCTATCACACCAGATTCTTGCTGCTAAACCTATGGGCCCTTCCGTAGCAATGTGAATGTGATCTGGATTAATCTCTTCAATTCTTTTTCCGATTCCTCGAGGCCAAGAGATTTTAACTTCAGCATAACCAGGACAATCAATATAAGAGAACTGCCCGGGATCAATATAAACAAAATCGTACCCATCAGAATCAGCACATACTTCAATATTGTTAAAAGTCGAGACAACCCCATTTATTTGATCCTTTAGATTGTCTGTAACAATTAGAATTTTCTTACGCATCTTCGTCAGTCTCTTGTTTATTCCATGTCACTATTTCCCATCTACCATCAATATGTTCAACTAATGCAGTTAATGATTCAACCCAATCACCATCATTCATATAGATTATGCCATCTATTATTTTAATTTCTGCATGATGAATGTGTCCACATATAACACCATCGAATCCGCGTTTCTTACAATACTCTGCTAGATTTCTTTCAAATTGAAATATAAAATCTACAGCTTTCTTTACTCTATGTTTAAGGTATTTGCTAAGACTAAAGTACCCAAAACCAAGACGATGACGTATCCAATTGTATTTGCTATTAAGCGATAAAGTAAAGTCATATGCTTTATCTCCAAGAAATGCTAGCCAAGGTGCAAGTCTAGTAATTCCATCAAATAGATCACCATGTGTTACTAGATATCTTTTACCATCAACACCGCGGTGTTCGTATTGATTATGAATCTCAATACGACCAAATGCAAGTTTATATTGCATGAATGGGCGTAAGAATTCATCATGATTACCAGCAATATAGATTACTTTACTGCCGTCTTTGCTATAGTTTAAAAATCTACGAATTACATTAGAGTGACTTTGTTTCCATTGTAATTTGTTTTGTTGTATTTTCCAACCATCAATAATATCACCAACAAGATATAATGTATCACAACTATTTTCTTTTAGAAAATTGTTTAATCTATCAGCCTTACATTCTTTAGATCCCAAATGAACATCAGATATGAAGATTGATTTGTAATGCATTTTACTCCTTTACCAGTGATGCCATGTGTTTAGTATAATATGTATGCAAGTAATCATTTCAACTATTCGAAACAACCACCAAACAAAAGTATTATTCATATTATTTTATTTTATAATTACCACTCACTAGTACAATTTTACAAATATGCTCTAAACGTTCGATATGCTCGTATGCTCTCCATGGACTACTATCAATAGAAACAACACCATGACCTTTAATCCCAACGATATCATATTTAATATGACCACTAAAAGGATCAAGTTCTAATTTTTCATGACATTGGTCTGCCAACTCTTGACTGATAGGAGGAACATCACCCACGTTAGGTGCTACTTTTGTATATCTACTAAGTTCTGGGAAATCTTTAACAAGATCATTCAATTGAATCCCGGCATGCATAGCAGCAACACAATATGTTGGATGTAAATGTACCACTACGCGAACATCATTGCTATGTTGACCAAGATTTTTCTGTAAACCAAAATGTAAAGGCAACTCTCCACTTGGTCTCAAATTAGCACTAATTGGCGTGTATTCCATTTCTTTCCAAGTATTGCCTGATACTTGTATCTTTTTAAACTGGTCTGGTTGTAGCGTTTGTTTCCTAACACCAGTAGGAGTTATATAGAAATGATCTCTATCGGAATAACGAATACTCACATTAGAGTCTCTACTGGTGCTCCAGTTACGTTTATAACCTTCTACTAATACGTCACAAACAGTTTCTAACATTTTTTTATCCTTCGCAAGCTATACAGTCGTTTCCTTGAACTAAAGCAGACATATCAAGTTCTTTGATTACTTGACGTTCAATTCTCTTAGAAACTTTATCTGCTTTTGCAAGTTTCTCAGAACGACAGTAGTAAAGAGTCTTAACACCCTTTTTCCATGCCATAAAATGAATTGCATGAATGTATTTAATATTAGAATCTGGTCTAAAGAATACATTTAATGATTGTGCTTGATCAATGTATTGTTGACGATCGGCAGCATGTTCAATAACCCATCGTTGATCGATCTCCATTGAAGTTTTAAATATTGACCTAACATTCTCATCTAACCACTCTAGATGTTGACAAGAACCGTCATTGGCAATGATTGAAGACCAAATTTCTCCGTAGTGTAAACCAGATTTTTCATTACATTCTTTTTTAATGATTTCATCAAGATATTTGTTTTTGTTTAGAAACGACCCTGAAAGAGTATCTTGCCGATAAGCATTAGCCCGATAAGGCTCAATACTAGGGCTAGTGTTCCCCATAATGATGGAAGAACTAGCATTAGGAGCAATGGCCATAAGATGACTAAATCGTAAGCCA